CAGAGCCGACGGGAATAGGACTACCTTGGTATGCCGTAATGTATCGGGGGAACTCCATGTAGGGCACGACTGACTTGGGAGGCAGAGGCACATCAAGAGAAGGGGTTAGGAACTGGACATTCACACGGGAGTTGCTGAAAGAACCAGATGAGGAAGTAGCGTTGTAGATAGGGGCAGTGAGGACACAACCAAACTTGCTTGTGCTACGCACGATACGACTGGGGGCTTGTAAGTTCATAATCAATTGTATATTGTTAATTCCAAAAAGTCCCGTGTCCCACTCGTGGCAGTCGGAGAAGACGAAAGGAGAGAGCACAAGTTTCTCGGTAGAGCCCCAGCGAAAATAGAGAGGAAACTGAGCCCCAGCAACTAAACCCAAGTCAGTCCAAGCGGGGGCAACGGGAGCAGTAGAAAGAACGGGTGCGACAGCTCGCCAGATATGCCCCAACCACACTACAAGAGAACCAACGGGGTAAGTAGTGCCCGCGTCCCAAGTATAAGGCACACAAGGCTGACCGTTGAGGGAAATGTAGTTCGCACCAGTATATGCGGGAAGTTGTGATGGAGTGCCACCAGTCGCAGAAGTGCCGAGAGGATTGCCTTGCGGGTCAGTGTAGACTACATTGTAGAATGCTCCGTTCGGGGTCTCGGCATAATCCGTCTGGCTCTCATAACCAGCAAGAGGGTTATTAATAGCACCAGCACAATCATCATAGGACTGATACTTATCCAACATAGTCGGGCAAGTGCGTTGTAAGCGATTTTTCTTGTAATCCGTCAGACGCAGAACCTCTTTGAGAACATCTTGGGTGTTAATCACGCTTGTGGTGTCGTTGATGGTTGCCGTAAGAGTGGAGCAAAGAGAGTTCAGAGGGAAGGCACAAAGGGCACAATCACGACCCCACTGGGCAATAGGAGCACCTTGAATGGGCTGAGAGGTGAGGACGGCGGTCATAGACATATACACCGTAGAACTCCATTCCACCGCCCTATCTACATAGACGTTTTCAGAGGGAACGTAGATGTTGTAGGTGTGCTGGGACTGAGTGGCTGCGATGGCGTTGAAAGGAGCATTTGTCAGAGAAAGAGCACCTTTCTCCACCGCATACTTGGGACGGCTCTGAACGATACGAGAATCAAAGACTGCCAACTTCTCAATATCGGCACTCATCTGGTATTATACCTTATACCAATATTTTTTTGGTGGCAAAGATAATCTTGCTTGCCCCAACTATGTTCGGGGAGGCGTTACACGGGGGCGAGTCCAGCGTCCTTGTGTTTGAACATTACTTTGATGGAAACGCTTGAAAGATTAAACATATTGACGGGGTAGAGTTGATTATCCAAGCGATTCTTCCAGAAGACTTGAATGTCTATGTTGCGAATGTCTTGCTTGGACGATGCGAAGTCGGAGAGACGATACTCAGCAGATGGAGCATAGTAGATGAAGCGTCTATAACCATCTGCGTTTCCGATAGAAGTGTCTAACGCTATGTCTGTAACGATAGGCTGGAAAGCAGACTGGACGGTCGCAGAAGAGAAGCCTAAGTTTCCAGCACCAAGCACAAGGGGGGCACCCGTAGCCTCTGCTCGGATAGGTAGTAGAGTAGATGTGAAAACGATGGAGGATACTGGAGACCACAGACTGTCCGTAGAGGAATAGTCTTGCTGGGCGATGTAATAGACACGATTAATCATATTGGGTGTGATTGCCGTGCCAGTCAAACTAACGGGAGTGTAGCCAAGAGGACCAACACCCGTGTAAGGTGATAGACGGAAGTCGGAGACATTCTGAAAAGCCTTGTTCGTAGAAAGGATTTCATTCACATACCCATCTGGCACGGCACCAAGACCCGCAATCGTGGTTGTGTTGTAATAGGTGTTATTATAGTTCGCAAAGAGACCAAACATATTTGCGTTGAAGAACAGACGGACGATTGGGTGTTCCACAATACCAACAACAACGGGAGGACCCGCAGCGTAAGGCGTAGGAGTGAATGTCGTAAGGCGGTCGCCAAACCCAGCACTATCCATATAAATATCAAACTTGCTCGTGTTTGCTACAAACTTCATCACGGGAGGATAGACGGCATTACAGAATGCCCCAAAGGTCGCATAAGGGAACGAACCCGCTGGACCACCTTTCGCAAGGTAATCAGCGTAGAAGGCATTATAGGTGTCTTGATAAGCACAAGTGGAAGTGGCTGCGGGAGCGGCTCCGAAACTGGCTGGATTTACCATTGTGATATTCCACAAATCTACGAAATGCTGGTATGTATAGACCCAGTAATAACGGCTCGTCAAATCTTGAGCGTTCCCCAGTTTATTACCAACAAGAGACCAGAGAGAAGAAGTCGTAGGATTAGTGCCAACGACTGGTGCGAGCACCCAAGTAGCACCAACGATGGGAGTCACACCCGTAGATGCTGCGATGGCTTGGTAGATTGTGTTATTGAACTGAACCACCGCTCCAACTTGATAGGTCTGATTGACTTGCCATAGTTGCTGGGGAATGACTTGATAGAAAGGACCATCAAAGGAACCATACTGATTGGCTGCCGTCATAGAAACAATCTGCCCCAGATAATATTGCGTTCCAATACTCCACTGACCTTGAAAGCCGTCAGCAGTCATCGCACGAGGAATGGGAGCAAGTAGTGTATTCTGTGTCTCGGAGACATACTGAATAAAGCGTTGCTGGGGAATACCATTCACAACAATATTTGCTGCCCCCAAGTTGATAGTCTGCGAGAACGAAACCGCCATAGAATATGTTGTAAGATTTACATTTGTCTGTCCCGTGCCGTCCGTTATGTTAGGAATAAAAAGAGGCAAGTCCCTATTGGCTCCGTCCATCGTAAAACGAATGATGGAAAAGTAATAATCAGATGCGTTTTTAATAATCGCCGTATCACGAGTTTCGTTGAACCTTATCTGCGGGTCCTTAATCGCAAGACCACCAAGAGTGTTCTGAGTCGTGTTGTTGATGATGTCCGCATTATAGTAGACATAATCGGGGGCATCTTGATTATCTCCTTGCGTCTGAATGCTTGACGAGAACATCTCTTCTATATACTCTATACATATTTTTTACTTCCGCAACTTATCCAGTCGGGATATTTAAACCCTATTTCCCAATCATCGGGTATGTCAATCCAGACACAAAAGCGTCTCCGTCCATACCTTTTGCCTTTGCCTTCATAACAACATCGTGAAAGTATTCTTCTGATTTTGGAGCATAGAGACAACGAGTAACACACCATCTCCCGCAACTATTTACGCCTTTACTATCAGATTGATACGGATAAGTATTATAGAAGACGGGTCGCCCACTTTTCTTTAAGAGTTCCACAAGTCTCGGTTGTCGTTGCCCTAACTGGTCTAATAGCACGGGGTCTGCTCCTTCCTTCTGTTCTTCTGGTGCTTCCCCGTAAGGGTCCCAGAAGGTAATACCCTTCTTCTTATTCAGCAAACAACACCAGTGTCCCGCCGTCGGACTTGATGTTAGGAAGAGCAATATACATCTGCCCTTCTTATCAAAAATCTGTGATATATCGCTCACCTTATTCAAATCGGGATAGGTGATGATACTAATATCGTCGCCCAAAATCTTCCGTATATCACCATCAGAGAGCGGGTAGTCTTTGACTTGACCGAGACCTACGGGCATATTATCTATACTATATACAGATAAAGAAATGTATGGCTCACCATTAGGCAAAGATTGGCGTGTAAAAAAAGTAAAAACCGAAGCACCTCTGGAAAAGTTCAAAAAGGATAAGCCAGTTCTTTCTACCAAGACGGGAAAGGAACTCGTGGAGAAATCGTGTAGTCCCCAAGAGTTGCTTTGGTTAGATGGTTGGTTAGATAATCTTGTGCGGTCTCGCTCCTTACCGCCATCGTGTAGAGGCAAGGACGCATTTAGTGCTCTTACGCAGTTTCTTGCTCCTTCTGATGTTCTGTCGGTTCTTAAACTATTGCGGAAAGACTTTCTGGCTTCTCACCCACAGAAAGCGGAGGAACAGACTGACGATTTCCAGTTTCTTCTGACGGAGTTGGGGGCATATCCCTCACATCAAAGCCTACCTCACCCCGACGACCACAACAATCGGAGACTAACCGATGACCTTTGAACTTCATAAACACTTTGTAAGCGATAAACAATACCGCCATAGTCGTTGTGCTGACCCCAGCGGAAGCCAAAAGGGAAGCGTCCATTCTATACTTTGTTAAGAGATTTTAGTCGTTCCAGTTCCTACTCTAATAGGTTAGACATTCTTTAAACTAAAATAATATAGGTAATATACCCAAAACGTAAAGTCTTCTTAGACCCCCAAAAAACGACCTCCCATGGGGACTTTACGTTCTGGGTATATTACCCTTATTACCCTTATTACCCTATTACGCCGACAAAGCAACCCACGCCGTCCTCGTGAGGTTCTGACTTATGTGGTTCGCAGTGGCTCCACACATATTGTTGGTTCCGTAGTTCAGATATGCCGTCCCGCCTCCCGCTGCTTTCTGTATAGCGACGAACTGCCCAGAACTGCCGTTGGTTGTTGTGGCTCCTTGTGCGAGTAGGAAACATCCGTAGATAGACAGAGAAGGATTCGCCGCAGAAACACCCATCGTTATTCCAGCCCCGTTAGAGAAGCGGACACACGCTTTTCCCAGTGTTCCCGCATCGGATGTTGAGGATGTGTATTGAAGAATAGACGAGTTGAAGACCATCGTGTTGGGAGTAGAGAGAGTGTTGCCGAAATTAACGAGTGGCTGAACCGTTGAAGCAGTAGAAGGTTGAATGAGGGAGCATCCGAACAGATTGACTCTTCCCGTTCCAGTCGTAGTGATAAACGAGACATTCACATTTCCAAACAGAGGATTTGTCGTAATCTGAGTATTGATGAATGAAGCAGCCACAGACTGAAGGCTCACTCCTACCGTGTCCCGAATGTAGAGAATAGAGTTCTGTATAGTGATGTCGCAATTTCCGCCCACCGACGCATCCGTTCCAAGAATACAGTTCAGTCCAGCCGTTGCGGGTGCGATAATACAATCCGTTATAACCACAGATTGGTCAAACGCCGATGCGTTATTGACGACGAAACGGTAAATCTGTAGCGATGAAATACCTCCCACAATGACCCGTCCCGCACCCGTGCCCGTCATATCGTAAGTAATCGTCCCATTGACGATTGTCGCTGACGAAAGAGATGTTGAACCGCCCGTGATGTAGGTATTGTCCCGAGTAATGCTCACATCCTCTGCGTAAGTCCCACACGCCAGATTGATAATCACTCCATTCGTATCGGCGATTGTGTTGGCTACGGCGACGGCTGCGGCGATAGTTTTAAATGGATTGCCTATCTGACCGTTTCCACTTGCGTCAGAACCGCTGATGTTGCTGACATATATGTTGTAAGAGAATGGTTGAACCGTTCCATAAGG